CTCAATGTTGACTGCCCAGTCTATTTAGCGACGAGTTACAGAATCATACATCTCACCTTTTTCAAACACAATATCTACACAACGTTGAAGGGCTTTCTCAGTGGAAACTCCAACGTTGTTATAGACTGGCACGCATAGCATACCATAAGTCTTGGTGGAAGATCCAACCCTGATGACACGGCCAATGGTTTGGAGCATCTCAATCGCGTTCATGCTACGAAGGAAGATAACAGCTTCGAGTTCAGACACATTGATACCCTCACTGAGAATAGATCGGTGAAGACACACAAACTTTTTAGATTTGTCTTTTCCCCATGCATTCAGAGTATTAAAAAACTCTTCACGGGACACTTTGACACCATCGATAATTGCCCCAGTGCGAGAGGTGATATAAAGGTAAGAATAACCCCGTTGAGTCAACTCCTTTGCAAAGTCAGTTTGAAACAGATTGATGAGTTGTTTAGAGGTCTTCACACATACCAGAATCTTTTTGATTCCAATATCATCAATCGTGGTCAAAATGTTATCATTGTCAATATCAGGAGTGATAGCTTTAGTGGAATGTTTTTCCATGTCAATCACTTTCACTTTAGGGGGAAGAATATATCCACCCTGAACAAGTGTAGGTGCAGAAACACGAGAAATCACATCACCATAGACTTCACGATCATTCATTCCTGGTTTGTTAATAGTGACAGAAGTCTTACGAGTTGCTGTAAAGAAGAAACAACGATCTGCATGACCAGAGAAATACTCTGTAGGACCGAAGAAGTTACGTTTGACACTGTTATGTGCCTCGTCAAAGTAAATCGTATCTACATCAATTCCAGACTCCTGAACACGATGGAGGGAATTGTAAGTAGTAAAGATTAGAGAATGAAAATGAACACCCATATTTTGGTAAATTGGACTATCAACTGCAATTTTGATCCGTTCAGGTTTAGTGGTACTGAAATGTTTAGTCTCTCCACTGTGAACGTGAAGAACATTTGCATTAGTAATATGTTCCAGATACTCTGAAGACAGTTGTTCTGCCAACAGAATACGAGGAGCAACAACAACAATAGTCCGAGGAGTATCAGACTCAAATCGTTTCTTTGCATCCATAATTCCGACCAATGTCTTACCGCCACCAGTTGGAACCAAGATTTGTCCTTTATCATTACTCATCAAGGCTTCAAGAGCTTCTTTCTGGTGAGGACGAAGAGAAACAGTCATCAAAAATCAATCAATAAAATCAATATACATGAAAAAACCACCCCCGTCAAGGGGTGGTGGACAGTTTAGAAAGTGTCAGACGTAAAGTTCATCTCCAGTTTCAACATAGGTGAAAGTATTTGGATCATCTTTTGATTGTACGATGTAAATGATACTTCCATCAGTGGTTGCGTTCCATTCATAATACAATGATGCCATGTCTTCAGCTCTTTCAAATTTTGAACTACTGTTACATTTTTTGTATCTTTTTGCAAGTTTATCAAGTTGTTTTTGATAACTTTTCAAAATATCTTTCGAAAGATATTTAATTCTTTGATGATTGAATTCAAACAGATGTTCTCCGTCTTGGAAAACGTCACACTTTTTAGTGTTAAATTTCATAATTTTATTCAGATAAGGTTTTCAATCACTCTTCAAAATTACTTCCAGCGTTAGAAGGACCAACCCAGACCATACCATTTTCATTCCAGTATTGAATGAAAGCCCGACGAAGACCCATCAGTTCATCATAGCGTTCCTGTTGTTCATTTGTATAACGAAATCCCTGAACTTTGTGAGTTTTCTTGAGATCTTGAAGTTCACGAAGGATTTGAGAAGAATTGTTCATGATTTAGTGGTGGTTACAATACAGTAGAACTTTGGAGGTTACTAACTTTAACCTCTTCATACATTTTGATAAGATTAGATTTGCCACCAAGATTTGGTGCTCCCATTGCTGTCACATACTTCTTCCAATCCTTAACAACAATCTCCATCATGTCTCTCACATACGGTTGGTGAGCTTTAATCAAAAAGTGTGAGGTTGATTCTACTGGAACTTCCTCAATCTCACAAATAGAAATATTTCCCCAGTACTTAATTGCAAAGTCCCAATACTCATTGTTCCTGATTTGTTCCTGAACAATAGGGCGAGATGGCACGTTATCACCAGTCAAAAACATATCAAAATCAATATGTTTGGTTGGTGGTCTCTTTCTCATCCTAAGATCTGGGATAGTTGGGTGTGGAACCTTCGAATAGATTTGCATACAACAGTTCACATCATATTTCTCACCATCAAGTAAGAAACTATTCTTGGGCAAAACTTCACTATAGTACAATCCAAACCTATCATCCAATTGAAACTGTACTTTCCAGGATGTATGCCAAACTGCAGGAACTATCATCGCAATAAGTTCAGCAAACTCTGCGGATTTGTTGAAGAACTTAACAGCAAGTGGATTCATGTACCCTTTACCAAAGGGTGGATTTGTCACCACTGATATCCTTTTATATCCAAAGAGTGGGGACGAATCACTCACATATGACAGAAAGTCTTGTTTGATGATATTATCATTCTCTGGTGATATATCCATCCCTACAGCACCGTCAGGAAGGAATTGTAAAATGTTCCCACACCCTGCTGCAGGTTCTATCACCTGTTCATAAGAAGAAAGAGGGAAGAGTTCATTGATTTTATCGACAAACTCCCCTGCAATCTTAGGAGAGGTGTAAAACTTATCTAGTTCTCTTGATTTGCTCATTCTACTCCAGAATTGACAGAAAGGGGAGGGAAATGACCCACCATAGTATTATAACGTTCACACAGAGAAGATTCATACTTATAGAAAGTCTTTGTATTATACCTAACAGACTCTCCGAAGACATCAATAACCATCTCTGCGGAAGGAACATCGAAGACATACCATTCCACCTTGCTACCGTTCATAAATGCGGTGTATTGGGTTTCTGTAATGTTGTAGTTAGTAACAGAACAAGTTCCCTTCTTTCTTGCCTTTCTAGTGCCACAATTGTATGACTGATGGCGTCCTTTCATACCAACATATGTTCCACCAATCTTTACAACTTTACCATCAATGGCGATGATATAAATCAATTCGCGGTATTCATTGTATTTTTCTTCTAACCCTTTGACAGGAATGTATTCAATAGGATTCACTTCTGGGTTTTTGATGAACCTATTAATATCCTTCAGATCTACATCAGCGATCTTGTAGAAACCATAGTTATCAACGAAGTGTTCAACATCCATCTCATCTTTTAGGTCAATGTCATATTCTTGATTAACTTCGGGAAGAATTTGTGATGTGGTCATGATTTAGTGGTGGTTACACTATAGAAGAACTTTGGAGGTTACTAACTTTAATTCAAATCATGTACTCATTCTTTGATGTGCACGAGCGAGGGCAATAGTCTTCAACTTACCAGTTGCCTTTTTACCAGTTTCTTTCTCAACTTTACCTAACTCTTGTCTCTTGAACTCTTTGGAGAGTTCTCTTTCACCAGCACGAGTAATCTTCATGCGTTCCTGACGTGTATATCCTGACGCTTTCTGGGGTTTATAGTTAGGTGATACTTTCTTCTCAGGTTTCTTTGTACTCAGGAGTTTTGTAGCTTGTTTTTCAGTCTCCTTTGAAGATGTTTTAGGTTTCTGAACTTCACCACCAGATTTCTTAGCTGCTGCTCTTGCTTTTGCTGCAGCTCTTCTTTCAGCTTTTATCTTATCTGCGTATGTTTGTTTGACTTCTTTACTACCTCTTTCTTGTTGAGGTTGTTGTTGAGTTTGACTTTTTGGTTTTTGTTGACCAATATCTTTTCTATCTTTATATTTTACCGGTTCCATTTTCCCGCCACCAACCGCTTTCATTCTGCGGATTTCAGGTTCAGTTTTTTTCTTTGAAGGATATAATCTTCCACCTTCTCCAGATTTACGAATTTGACTACGACCCTGAATTTCAGGATCATAATTTGCTTCGATCATAAATTGTGAAAAAGTTTTCATTGGAGGAGAACTAAACCTAGATCTATTTAGTTCTCCTCTTGTTTTTATCAGTCTTGATTGAAATCAACTTCAATCACATTTGACCAGTCATCTGTAATGACTTCACTTTCAATGTCATCAAAAACAGATTCATCAATGTCGAAGATCTCACCAGGAAGATCCTTAATTTCATCAAACATAGGATTTTGAATAGTGATAGTGTTCATAGTAAATTACCAGAAATCAGGAGTGCTCAGATCCTCTACATAAGATTCAACTTTTTCAGAACCTTGAAGGTCAAGAATTTTTTCCCAATCAATTTGATGAGGGTTGAAATCATCCATTGCATCAATTTCAAGAGTAACTCGATACTTTGACTTTTGTGGAATGTAAGTGAAGGACATGGTTGAACTCCTGGTGACTACTTTGATAATATATTGGATAATAACCTAGAAGTCAAGGGGTCGTGGACACTTCAGAAAGTGTCACATTTTGACTATGTATAATACATCTAGGTAAATTATCAAACCATAAGTATTTTATGTTACCAGAAATGATGAACATGTTAGTGATTACTAACTGAACCATAATTATGGTTCTGACAAATGCAATCTTATCTGCATCTTTATCATCTCTACCTTCCTTTTTGCCTAAGGCGTAACACCAAATTCTCCACATTACTCCTTAATATAACCTTTGTCAATTAAAAACTTTTTAGTTAATGGTGTGGGAGAGTATCCAGGTTGGTCCCACATAGCACCAGTTTCACATGCTTTTAGAGCATTTGCAGTCATATTTTCCACTTTACCTGCCCACATCGCTTCTTGTTCCCAAGGAAGTGCACTTGAAGGATATGTGTTTTTTGCAATGTCTTTCCATAACTGAGGAATTTCATTGTCGTTTTTAATGACTGCAATAAAAGTATTATCTAAACTTCCAGCCATACAATCTTGAGCAGCATGCCAACCTTCATGCCTAATTACAGACATCAAAACATGAGGTTTAGACATATATCTTTCATTCAAATAAAAATTATTTGAAACCGTATGATAAACACCACGATGCCCAACAGGGAAATATTCCTCAGGTGCAATATAAACTTCGATTCCTAACTTGTTGAAAGACTTAAACATCTGATTAAGTTCTTCCCCAACATTAATGGTATAATCATAATAATTTTCCAGATCCGACTGTGAGGTAACTTTTGTAATACCACCTTTACATTCTTGGAGAAGTAAACAACCCAACGAATGCATAGAATAGTAATCATTAGGATATTCAAGTGGGTTCTGTTGAAAATCATTTTGATTATTTGCACTACTAATTGTTGGCATCGATAAAGATGCCAATAAAATACCAATTCCAAATAAAGTTTTTTTCATTTTTTTACATCAAAGGGTCATCAAATTCTGGAGGAACATCACCACCAATGTTTACATTATAATCATCAATACTTGATAATGTTTCCTGTTGTTTGAAAAACAATTTAACGTAAGAACGAAGAGCTTCTTTTAGAATTACAATATCATTACAACTCTCAATCTCTCTTGAGATTTTTTCAAAGGCAAATTGTCTATATGTTGTTGACAACTCTATATCGGATGATTTCATTGTTCCTCATAAATTGAATTTCTTGATCTTACATATTTAAGTTCATGCCAATACCAATTTTGACAAACAATCAAAATGTGGTCTTTACAATGTAAACTATTTTTTACATATTCACAATGTGGTTTTTCTTTGACACCAATTTCAATGGTGATATATTCTTCATCCTTAAAATAAACCCATCCTTGATGTTGTCTCCAATGAACATAATCATTTACTTCTGGCTCGTATTTTGTCATGAGTTAAAAGCTGACATCAGTGGATTCAGATTAAGTTGCATTGCAGAATATGGAGTGCAATTTTCAATATCTACAACTTTGCCAGGTTTTTTATGATTAATTGGTGACAAAAAAACTTTTTTCTTTTTATCCCAAAATCCCCAAACAGAACTTGGGTGTTTTTCATCACCAAAAGTAAACTCCATTGTTTTATTCTTTATCCATACTCTTGTAATGGTTTCAGAATAATCATCTGTCCAATATTCATAGTTTAGAGGAGCTTTGAAAGGAAATTTCATCGATTATCAAAAGAATTTTCATGAACTTCGTGTTGATAGAGTAGATTCAGAATTTTCTTCCTCCACTCCATCAACTCATCATAACATCCTTGATTGAATGCACAACTTCGAAGTTTTGTATCAGGTTTCAAAACACTCTCAATCATTAAACCAAGAGCAAGTTTTTCCTTTTCAGTCATTCATCGAACTCCTTATTGTCTGGCATATCTGCTCGAAGTAATTTGATAAGATTTTCAAGTTCTAAAATCTCCTCTTTTTGTGACACAATTTTTTCTTCCAACTCTGCAACATGAAAGTGAAGTTGTTGAATGATGGACATTGCTCTTGTGCTTTCCATATTAGGTAAGGAATGAGGTTACGATTTTTGATTCTAGTTCATCAACCAGAGAATATTTAGGGGATTTTTTGATATTTTCCCTTAATTTTCCATAAAACTCAAAGTTAAATGCATCATCATGATGTGAAATTAGATCAAAACATTCTTCCTCATCTTTAGCAATTACAGTCCAAATTCCTCCATATTCGGAAATTGGAAATGGAACAAAATGGTTAACAACAAAAAGGTGTTTCATCAGTAAAAGAAATTACAATCTAACTCTAACTTAAAAATCAATCAATGTCAACTTCTTTTTTTGTACTTTGAAGTTGTCTCTGAAGTTCATACTTCACAGGAATCAATTGATTGTAAAGAAATGTTTTTTGTGGATTGTCTTCAAGAAGTTTTACCAAATTTTCAATTTGATTGAGTGAAATAATAATGTCTTGAACTTTAGTCATGAGTAATTTCCTCGATGATTACATATTCCTCAATGTAATGTTCAAGATTGATTCCAAGTTTATTGGCTTCATTGGAACAATCTTCAAGAAAAGCCTCAACATCTTGAGGCTCAATGTGTTCAAAGATACGATGGTTAATCATTCTTGTTCAGGAGTTGGTTCAGGAGTTGGTTCAGTGATGTCATCTTCAAAGAACTTTTGAAGTTCTTCATAATCAACTTCAAAATCTTCAGTTTCGTAACTATGATAAGGATTATCTAGTTTACGAACTTCACCAACAGTGTTGTTCCATGCTCGTTGTGATGCTTTTTCATACTGATTAACATAAACAGGCATGAAACTTTGAAGAGCACGAGTCAAATTAATCACTGATCGTTGATCTTCGTTATCAACTGCTTCTCCCAGTTGTTCAATCATAAACTCTATAGCTGAGATTCGATTGAATGATTCTTCTAAACCATTCATTACTTCCCAAGTTTTGTTGTATGAAATGGTCATTTGATTACCGTCCAGTTTTCATCGTTGGTTTTGTTCATCCAGAAGTGGTATTTACCAGTGATAGATGAAAGAAAAATCTTATCACCATCTTCTTGTTCAATTCTACACGAATGTAGATTATACATCAAGTTAGCAAATCTGTTCTTTGCTTTACTTGATTTTGGTTGAACACAAATGAATTTAGGTTTCATAGTCAGTTGGATACATTACAGGAGAACTTTAGAGGTTACTAACAATAACGCAAAGCCATTCTTATCATCCCTAACAAAGGTATTCTACTCATGATAATGATACTTGTCAAGAGAATGATTAGAACCCTCACAGACGACCATAGAGACCTCTCAGAGAATGATAGGACTCAGATACTATAAAACCCCCACAGAAGACTGTGAGGGTTCTTGTAGACGGTTTATGAAGTGGTTTAAGAACCTTCAAGTGCTTCGATTCTTGATGTAAGTGATTCGATGGTTGTTTGTTGTTCTTGAATCGCTTTAATCAATGGAGAAATGAACTGTCCATAATTAAGACCTTGTTCAGAATTAGAATCACTTAAATCTGAAAGGATCCAACCAGCAAAGTCTTCAATTCCAAGTTCATCTAATGTTGATTTAACTTCTTGTGCAATTAGACCATAATGAGTTCTCACACCTGCTATTGAAGTTGAAGTAACATTTCCATTATCATCCATAACTGCTTTTCCATCATCATCATATGTGGGTATTCTTTTACCTTCATTCCACTTATACGAAACCGGATTCAATCTAGTGATAAAGTTCAATCCAAGATTACTTGAAGTAATTGTATTTTTTAATCTTTGGTCTGATGTTTGAATTGTTCCGTTGGTTGCCCATATTTGAGTCCATCTAAAACCATTAGCACCACAAGTATAAGAGTTATCAACCGCAGGAGCAAAAACTGCGTTTGAAATAACTGATTGACCACTAGAAGGGAATAGACCGATTGACCTACTTGTACCACTATTAAAGTATATGTAAGTACCATCCCAAGAAATAGAACCTCTAATGGTACTGGCTTCAGTTTCAAATTGAATTGGTGTTGATGTTGTAGCACCTGAGAGTGCTTTAATTTTTACATTACCTTGACCAATACTAATACGACCACTAGTTGTAGAACCAGCATATAAGTAACGATTAGCTTCAAAATCACCAACCGATTCGTTGAATTCGAAAAGATTTCCTACAAGAGGTGTTTTGGTTCCTGCAGTGGAAGAACCCACAAGAACTGGATATGTTGTTGAATCAGTTGTTGAAGATACTGTAATAGAATTACCAGGTCCTGTAGTACCTTGTGTACCTTGTGTACCTTGTGTACCTTGAGGACCTGTAGGACCTGTAGGACCAGTGCCACCTGTAGAACCTGTTGTTCCTTGAGGACCTGTAGGACCTGTAGGGCCAGTGCCACCTGTAGAACCTGTTGTTCCTTGCCTACCTTGTGTACCTTGAGGACCTGTAGGACCAGTGCTACCTGTAGAACCTGTTGTTCCTTGAGGACCTGTTGGGCCAGTGCCACCTGTAGAACCTGTTGTTCCTTGCCTACCTTGTGTACCTTGAGGACCTGTAGGACCAGTGCTACCTGTAGAACCTGTTGTTCCTTGAGGACCAGTGCTACCTGCAGGACCTGTAGATCCTGTGGTTCCTTGTGGACCAGTGCTACCTGCAGGACCTGTAGATCCTGTAGTACCTTGTGGGCCAGTGCTACCTGCAGGACCTGTAGATCCTGTGGTTCCTTGAGAACCTGTATCTCCTGTAGTACCTTGTGGACCAGTGCTACCTGCAGGACCTGTAGATCCTGTGGTTCCTTGAGGACCTGTAGGACCAGTGTTACCTGTAGTGCCTGTAGTACCTTGTGGACCAGTGCTACCTGCAGGACCTGTAGATCCTGTTGTTCCTTGAGGACCTGTAGGACCAGTGTTACCTGTAGTGCCTTGTGGGCCAGTAGGACCTGCAGAACCTGTGGTTCCTTGAGGACCAGTAGGACCTACAGAACCTGTGGTTCCTTGTGGGCCAGTAGGACCTGCAGAACCTGTTGTTCCTTGAGGACCTGTTGTTCCTGTGGTTCCTTGTGGGCCAGTAGATCCTGTTGTTCCTTGAGGACCAGTAGGACCAGTACCAGCTACTACCCATTCCCAACCTGAACCAGTAGAAGCTATGACAGAACCAGCAGTGCCTACATGATTATTAGTGTCATAAAAAGCTCCACGAACTCTAATATCACCATCAACATCTAAAGTTCTAGTTGGATTTGTGGTTCCGATGCCAACACTTGATGTTGTGTTAATACCAGCATCTGTTTGTTCCCAATATCCAGCAGTTATACCTGATAATCCAGAACCATCTCCAACAAATGAAGATGCTGTAATAGATCCAGCATAAACAGCACTACCATTGGCATTAAGAGTAATTCCAATACCTGGACTAACTGGATTACCAACATATATGTTATTTTTAGCAGTTATAATGCCAGTTAGAATAAAGTCTGAAGTGATAACATCAGTATTAGCAACACCGGTCAATCCAGAACCATCACCAACAAAAGCAGTCGCTGTTACAGTTCCGACAACATTTAGACCTGAAGGGTTAATAGTAACTGCTGAACCTACTTTAATTTCAGATGAAGTCAAAACACCCGAAACGTTTACATTATCCAGTTCTGTATGACCATTAACATCTAAGTCACCATTAGCATCAATGTTATTAGCAAACGTGGCGATACCGGTGACGTTTAAGGTTTCACTAATATTTGTGATGTCTAATTCAGTTCTACCATCAACATCTAAGTCACCATTAGCATCAATGTTACCAGTAAATGTTGATGCTGCCGATACAGTAATATCATCAAAGATCGCCTGACCATCTATATCAATAGTGCCACTAACAGTTTGATTTCCTGTTATTGCAAGTGTAGTTCCATCAAATGTTAAATTTGCACTATCTTCTAACTCACCACCAGTTCCAGATATCACAACACGATTATCTGTCAAATCTTCTACTTTGAATGTTGTGGATCTTCCACCACCATCCATATCAACAATTCCAGAATATGTAGATACTCCAGATACATTTAAGTCATCAAGTTCTGTATGTCCATCTACATCTAAATTACCATTAGCGTCAATATTTCCTGTAAATGTAGAAACACCACTTACAATAACTTGTTGTGACGTTAAATCAGTGAGAGTTGTTACACCTAATGTAGAAACACCAGAGACTGTAAGTTGTTGTAGTGTTAAATTGGTGGCAGTTGTTACACCTAATGTAGAAACACCACTTACAACTATTAAACCACTATTGAATGTAATTAGTCCAGTAATTTTTAATTCTTCGGTGACTTCAACAGAACCATCAACATAAAGAGCTGTGTTACCTGATGAAACTACAGATAATTTATAGTCAGAATTTGTTATTCCAAATCCAGCATTTCCAGTTCCACCGTCAACAGTTAAGACAGTTCCACCAGAACCAACATGAAAATCATTATTGGCAGTCAAAATACCAGTGTAGAGACCATCTACACCTCTCATGTTGTTAGCGACATCTAAATTTGCCTTTGGAAGAGTTGAACCAATTCCAACTCCTCCAAGATCTGTAGATGCGATTAAAAGTTCATCAGCTACATCAATTCCGTACTTAACGACAAATTTCTTATTAATCGACATAGTAGAAAGGGAGCACTCCTCACCTTAGAGTTATACCCTTTTATTTAGAGTTATTATTTATTTTCTTCTAATATTGTGAAAGTTACTGAAGATGTTGTAGAGGAATTACCACCTTGTTGTGTTTCAACAATGATGACTTCACCATTTGTATAACCACTTCCTCCTCCACCACCAGATCCATATTCTGATCCGTCTCCTCCTGTAGCTCCGTTTCCACCATTAGAACCTCTTGTAGTAAGACTCCAACTAGATGATTTAACTATTTTTTTACCAGCAGTATTAGTAATCGTATATCCTGGTTTAAATCCTCTTGTTAATGACGAACTTCCACTTACTTCATTACCATTGATATCTCTATATTTAATTTTTGATGAACTATTGTTTGAACAAGGTGATATTCCTTGATTTAACCAATAAGTTCCTTTAGTACATGAGATTGTTCGACCACCATTACTGGTACTGGCAATGGTGTCACCAGGTTGGAGATTATCTTCATTGAAATTAGAGTTGGAACCCCAAATACCATTTAGTGAAAGATTTCCGGGTGGGATTAAAGAACCACCATCAGCAAACCCACCGGAAGAAAAAACACTCGTCCCCCTTCCCCCCGATATGTTCACTCCACCACCATCTCCACCACTTCCATCTCCTGAATTCTCTTTATTACCACCTTGACCAACAACTGCAATTAAGTTTGATCCCCTGTAAAGAAATAGTGCTGAAGATGGTGATATTCCTAAAAGTGTATATTCTACATCCTTTTGCATGGTGAATCTAATTGTAGAAACACCACCTTCTCCTGGTGTTCGGAATCTCCCAAAATAAAAAACTGAATCACCACTACCAGCAGCACCTCTCATGGTTAAATCTACAGTGAGATCTTTCTCTTTTGCATAAAATTGAATGATACTATAATCACTACCAAAAGTATCTTTATTGAGAGTAAATTCAGTTCCCTCTGGATCAAAATCAACTTCAGATGTTGAGATATCTGTTCCACTTGACTTGAAAGCCTCAATAGATAATATATTTCTATTTGATACACTAGTTAATGTTGCAGTATTAGATACTACTTGTTTTCTACCACCAGTAGTATCAACATAGGCAGTTACTTGGATGGTAGATGTTCCTGCTGTTGTTGGAGTAATGGTAACACTATTACTCGTACTATTTTGAATTGTAGTTCCATCTCTTGTCCAAAGATAATTGATGGATCCATAAGAACTGTCAGAAATTGAAGCAACCACTGAAAATGTAGCCGTAGTGTCTACAGCTGTTGTTTGATCTATTGGTTGTGTTGTGATGGAAAGTGATGGCCAAACAGTTAGTGAAACTGCATTTGAATCTAGAGGACTATTTGTAGCATTACCTGAAGTTGCTCCAGGAACATAAGTTGTTCTAAGAACAAATGATCTACCATTATCACTAGGACTTTGTAAGTCGGTAATTGTCAATGAATTGGTGGAAGAACCTGATATTCTTCCACCATCACTCAATGCAGTTCCATTTTCATACCATTGATATGAAATTGTTCCGTCACCAGAAGCTATTGCAGTTCCTGTAAATGTTACACTTTCACCAGGATCATTTGACTGTGATGTTGGTTGTGATGAAAATGATAATTCCGGTGGATCTAACTCCAGTTGAGTTTTAATTTTTCTAAAAACGTTTATTGAAATAGGACTCATGAGAAGTTCTGACCTCCGACAACACCGTAGAGAGAATTACCACCATCAAACGTCATAAACGAATAAATGTCAGTTGCTCCACCTGTAATCGTGACAGTTGGTGCAACTCCACCTGGCCAATAAAGTGAAATTGGAGATGATGAAGCATCTCTAAAGTTATCTATATCAACTGTCCTACCAGTTGATCCCTGAGTGATTTTAATAGTAAAAGCTGTTGATGATGAAGATGGAACATTGATTAATCTAAACTGAGTAATATTTTCAGTTGTTGTAACTAAGAATGTTTGAGCTAATGAGAGATCAACTGTAACAACACCACTCGATGAAGAAACTGTTCTTGGGATTTCATAATATGTTTTAAATCTTGTAGCTCCTTCAATATCAAGTTTTGCGGATCTTACAGTGCCTGTTCCAATTCCAACACCAGATGATCCTGCTAAAAGATCAGAAGTTCCAACTTTGAGAGTTGTTGTTGTAATAATTCCAGTTCTAATATCTCCACTTGTATCATCAAGATCAAAACTACTAGAAGTTAGTTTTCCATCAATGGTAACTTTATCTTCAAAATTAACCTCACCAATAAATCTAGATTTGTTCCTTACATAAAGATCTGTTTTACCAGTTCCAGTTGTTCCAAGTTCAAGAGAATAAAGTCCTGTTGGTACTGTTGTTCCAATACCAACCTCACGATTTTCATTTGGATAAATGTTACCAGAATCTAAAGTCCAAAGGGAATCTGTTGGAAGATTGAGAATTCCGGAACCATCACCAACAAATGAACCTTTTATAGTTCCATCTACATGTAACTTATAACCATTAGCGGTAGTTCCAATACCAACACCAGTAGAATCGACACAGAACAATGAAGTTCCAGAACCAACTTTAAGAGTACAATCACCGGATGATGTTGTAGCAATTCCAACACTGTCAAAGGTTACTGAATTTATTTCAGTATTGACATTGATATTACCAAATGGATACCAGTCATTTTCTAGAGTATAAACCCAACCAACTTCATTTCCTCTTGTTGGGTTAGCGTTAAAAACAACATCTCCAGGATTACCTGAACTTGTAGGTGTTGAAATACCTACGGTAACATTTCTTGAAACTGTCGTATCACCTTGTAAGAAAATAGAGTTGGCTTCAATACCTTTTTCTGAAGTAGAAGTAACTTTCTCAGTGAACACAACTGGTCCATCAAATTCAGAAAGAAGTGTCTTATTTCTTCCACCTTCAATTTTAATACTATTGGAAACAGCAAGTGATGAGAAATTACCAACATTAAAGGAAGAACCTTCTTGAACACCGATAGAACTTACATCTTCACCAGTAACAGTTTGAACCGGAGTGTCATAAACTTCTTCAGTACCTGTAACAGAAGATGTCTTCTTATTACCAATAAAGAAGTCACCATCATCATTCATTCCAGTGAAGTTAGTAATACCTCCATTAGTTTGAAGTGCTTGTGCGTTCAGTTCTTCTTTTAATGTTAATTCTCTATCCTGTTTCTGTGGTAATGCTGTGGAATAGTTACCAGGGCCAAAACCGAGATATTCAAATGTATGTCCAGAAGCACGAATGATTGATGGTCTACGGAATTCAATTGGTTCAATATTGATTTTTCTGACCGTACTAAATCTATCATGTGTTGATGGAATAGTTCCAAAAATACCTCTAAAAACACTTACAGGATTAGTTGTAACAGTTGACTTGATTCTCATAATCTCGTCATCAATTCTCAAATAATCACCAATCTTAAAGTCAAAATCATCTAAATTTTCAATAGAAATTTGATCAGATGTTGTAGAAGTAACCTGAACAGAAAGTGCTGTTGTAATTCCAGCGTAAGTATTGACAACTCTACCACCAAAGTTTTCATCATACAGTCCAAGAGAACCACCCTGAGCCGAAAGTCCAAGAGGGAAAACAGTTCCACCAGTTCCAGTTGTAACAGTGGTTGTTGTGACACCAACATTAATTTGGAATCTGGTCAGTGGGAAATCATTGTCAACACTTAAAACTAAGAATTCATCATTTAAGATTTCACTACTTCTTCCAGAAATCTTAATTTTATTATTAGACCTAAGTCCATGTCTTTGGGATGTTCTTACGGTAGAAATTCCAGTACTACTATCATATGTAAGATCAATAATATCTAAAGTGGGGCCAACCAAATAAGATAGTGATTCACTCGTAACAGTATTTCCAATTCCAAAACCAGATATTCCTGTTGTTATTGTACTGGATGTATTGACTTGTATTTCTCTACTTGTACTAATACCAGTAATTTTGTAAACCTGGTTGTATTGTGAATATGAAGTAGATGTGATACCTTGAACTACTAGTGCATCACCAACATTATTATAGATATTATCAACAGTAACAGTTCCTGCAGTAAAACCTGTTGTAGTTGCAACACCTACAACCGAAAGAGTGTCACCAACAACATAAGATGTACCACCGTCCATAATTTCAACATCTGTAAGTCCACCAGAAGAATCAACTGTAACTCTTGCGGTAGCATTTACACCTGTAGAAGAACCTGTGAGTTTTGCGTTATATAAGTTTTCTGATAAACCAGTTCCATTACCATAATTACTTCCACTAGAAGCGATACTAACTTTAGTAATACGATTCATTCCATGATCAATGGAAGTAAATATCGTTCCACCAGTTCCAGTTGTATTAACTACAAAATCGGTGATTGCAGTACCAACTTTAGTGTCAAAATAATATTTTTGAACAGTTTCATTAGTAATACTATCTTTGGGATCATTAATAACTACTTCTCCGAGTCTATCTGGAAGTGAATATGAGATAGAAGGTTCAGGATCAGAATTTGGATTATCTCTATCATATTGTGGATAAAGATTTGAGACTGGTTGACTGAAATTATAAAAGTCGTCGTTAAATGGTGATACTGATGGTTTGTTGGAAGAATTCAACAACGTTAGATAATAGACACCATCTTGCTCTCCTTTGATATACTCACTAACCTGTTGAGATCTGTAAATATAAAAATTATCTTGAAGATTTGATATCTTAAATGTTGGAAGAGATGTAGTTCTTTGTGAAGTGTTATTGGTAAATGATCCTATTCCAGTTTTATCTGTAGAAACTGTAAATGACTTTGCACTACTGATACCAGTGACAGTATATTCACCATTGAAACCAGAACCAGCAGTTCCTACAGTAAAGTTTGTACTTGTTACATTATTAATTGTAACTTTGTTTCCAATAGAAAGTTTGTGTGGGAGTTCAGTTTGGAACTCTATACTTCCAGAAGAAGCTTCAGCCCCAGATAAGAAACTAAAGTTTCTCATTTCAGACAAATTATTCATAGTAACAACATTGGGGTTGAACTGAAGTTCAACTTCGGTGTCAGTAGCACCAGTCACATCATTCGACTTCTCTAAGATAAATCCATCTTGAGGTGGTCTAGCCGAAGTAATTCCAGACTGAGATGGGATAACATAACGATACTTATAAATTCTATCTTCAGAACCTCTTTTGTCAGGTGTTCTTTCAATGTAAGTTCTTGATGTAGCCTCACCTAACCCACTTACTCCAAGACTATCAATGATAGAGAACAGAGTATTGTCTGTAGGTGAATCTGATACATTTAAATACCATTGATTATTTGTAGTGTCATATTGAAGAGGATGACCAAGATCTCCACTTTTCTTATCACTCACTCTACTTTCGACAGTTAAAATTCCACCAAAATTATTGATATTAATTTGATTTCCATTAACAGCGTCTGTAAATGTTTGAGCAAATTTTATCTGATCAGAATTAACTCCATCAGTAATTGCAAAATATACTCTATTATTTTCTAATCCATCAGGAATTCTTGTATTGTCACTAAAAATTCTAACAGTTTCACCATTCAAGAAATTATGATCTTCAGTAAATGTTAAAGTATTTCCACTAATACTATTACCTGTCGATACATTTCTACCAACAGTAGAAACTTTGACAGAAGTTACAGAACTAATACCAGATTGAGTATCTGGCATTATGATTTTTGCATAATAATTATTCAGAGAACCACCACTTGGAATAAGAAGATTAATTTTATCATCAACTTTTGCACCGATTCTATATCCCTGAATTACTGATGATGGTGGTGCATCTAAGTTAGTTTCATTGTAAAGATATAATCTGGTAGTATCACCAACACTTACAGTTTTTGATACATCAATTGAATTATATTCTAAAGTTGTATCTTCGGCAATGTTTTGTTGTGGTGGAATAATATTTGTAATATATCCAACATCATCTTGAGTGAAAGCCTCATCTCTAAATCCTTCACCTCGAAGTGCACTTTGTCCAAAGTTTGAGTTGGAGTTTGTTACCGAAAAGTCACCACCAGATTCAACAACAAATTGTTCGGAAAAACCAATAGCAAATATAGAAACTAACTGAATAAAAGCTTTATTTGATGCTTTGATATGGTAATTGGAATAAGATGGCTTATATCTTGCACCAGAATCATTCTGTAAATTATCTACTGTTGTACTATCATCATAAGAGCCGGAAGTAGAATTATATTTTACAAAAGCATTATTGTCTGTCTGAAGACTTACCCCAGTAAATTGAGCAACAGACATGGACTTAAATCCGGTCACCTTTGAACCATCTGCATGCATTCCACAGAGACCAAGAACAGATCTCATTGAGATATTGAAGATATATGGAGAAGCAGAAGATACGGTATTAGTGGAAAGTGATACTGTAGAACCAGATGGTGAAGGTAATGCGTTTGTTGGTGGATTTGGTGCATCATATGTAAATGAAGTCGGATCACCATCGTCATCAACCGTCAGAACTTCTGTAACGAGGAAAGAACCATTATATCCAGAACTTGTAACACCATCAATGATGACTCTAGTGTCAACATTAAGACCATTTAGACCTTCTTCAAGATTAACCGTAATTGTTTCAGTTGATGTAGAACCATCACCAGCTTTGATACTGGTAATTCCGATTGAACCACCTGTTGGTCCAACAATACGAAACTCATCAGTTTTTGTTTGAATATCAACACCAGAAGATGGATAATCAGGTTCAATTTCTCTACCAGAACCTGGTCCATAAACAAGACCAACCTTCTCATAATACATCGTTAAATCACTTCTATCAGTTTTGTAATCTGTGATAAAAGCGTCATCGATAGATACATCATTTGCACCATCAGCGTATTCAAATGCTGTTAATTTATGGTGTGAAAAATTAGGAGCTAATTGTGATGTAGTATAATCAGTGTAAACATTCTTGGTTGGATCAGCATCAAATATTGAAAAAGAATTAAAATAAGTTGCACCAGTTACTCTAAAAATAGCAGATCTTTCGATATCATCATTAGTTGGACTTGGAACATATAAAGGACGAATCTTACACTTTCTTAAGTCCTGTCCAACAATCGAAACACCTCTTGGTACAACTATACCACCGTAGATACTGTTTAACTTATAGAGAATATTGTTACTGTCAAAAATATCAAATACAGAAGATGATGTAAATGGAGCTAAGTCATCAGTTGTTGTCCCTGCCCTGGTTCTAAAATTATTAGATCCATCAGGAATTAAACCAGGTCTATTATCAATATAATGATTACCTGGAGATAACATGATAGTAGTTTTCTCAAATCTATCATTATCTAATCCTTTTTGATATGAAAATCTCGAAGCTTCAATGAGTGCTCTTTGCAACGTCTTAAATGGACGTGCCATTGAGTTGCCTTGATTTTCAACAACATCAGTAGAATCTAAACTGTTTGGGTCAACGTAGAGAATGTTACCACGAACGTTTTTCAGGAAATTATCTAAGCGACTGAGAGGCATTTTACTCGCACTATAAATCTATTATGGATTATTTATCCACAAAAAAACCTCCTCAAGAGAGGAGGTTAAGATGTCCACAATGTGGCACTATTTCACACGGAAGGAACTTATATTTTATCATTCTGGTAGTTGGTTGTCAAGTACATATTTAACTGTTTTTGCTACATCAGACATAGCATCTTCTAAATGACAACGACCACCACTTTCTTGGAGATGCACATCCTCTTCAGATGTAAGTGTCCATCTCCATTCTTTTGAGTGTTTGCTGTACCAAAGATTGATCTTCATTTTTACCTCTTAAGATTAAGTAAGTAGGAGTGGGGGGACTTGAACCCCCACGACCGTAATGGTCAACAGATTTTAAGTCTGGTGTGTCTACCGATTCCACCACACTCCCATTCAGAACCCATATTCTTTATAAATCTTGGGTTCTTCACATTCCAAAACCATCTCTACCGATTCATCAATAGTCCAAGAATCATCACTGTCAAGATAATTTACTAATTTATCCCATAGTTCTAAAGGAAAATCATCAACAAACATTCCCCATGATCCAGGATTTTCATCATCACCATCTGGCTCCCAAGTTACAATGGAAACATCATTTTGATATTCGTAAAAAATAAAATCAAAAACTTCAGATTGATCCTCTTGATTTTGACAATAGATTTTTAGATTATTCAGTTTCATACGTTGGTTGATTGAGACGACAGTATTCATTGAATGTAATCTTCATCTCTTTATTTGTCAATCCACAGTTTTTAGCTGCTTTAGGAATATTCCATTTAGATGAAAATAACATTTCCATTGACTGACGAGTTTCTTTTCTCATTTTTGATTTGATACTAGTGGTCCACTGTAAGCGATAATATCCTCATCAACAACTCTTCGAACGAGTTCTAGAACATTCATGAACTCATCAACGTTATCACAATCTACAACTCGGTCGTCACCTTCATTCGAATAGAGATAAAATTTTCTAGAACAGGTATCGATTACAACACGAGTCAGATACTCGTCTTCTTGACTTTCTTGAAATGACATTGAATGAATTTGACGACTTTTTTAGTATAGAGGAGACCAGGACCCTTGTCAAGCCAGAGTCAGGTCAACAGATCTTACAGTTCCATCAGCACCCCTCATCTTAATTTTGAGTGTAGTGTCATTTACATAATTGAAGACAATCTCTTTATTATTAGTTGGATCATCTGTTGTGTCTGTTGAAATATCCGCACTAGCAGTCAATCCTCCTGCAGAACCAGAAGTATCTTGATTTCCAGATGCATTAACACCTGGTAAATTGATATCAGTAGTTCCATCAAAAGAAACTCCACCAATTGATCTAGCAGTTTCTAGTGCGGTTGCAGTTCCAGCATTTCCAGATATAGTTCCAGTTACATCCCCAGTCAAATCACCGGTTACATTTCCAGTTACATCTGCATATATAACCCCAGTAACTGTAATATCATCACTGAAAGTAACATTAGTAGAGTTTACACCAAATGCACCAGTTCCATCAGGTCCTTGAATGTCGGTAAGAATTCTCAAACTATCAATCTTTGCAGTCGTATGAATCCATGGATCACAAGGGTTTCCAGATTTTGCATGATCTTCTTGACTTAATTGACCCTTAAAAATGTAAGAGTAAATTGTAGAAGAATCACCCCAGTTCTGAGTATCACTTGGACAAGTTTCATCAATTTTTACAGGTTTAAAACCTTTAAGTTGAACATCAATTTCATCAATATAATCATCAGAAAGTTGACTATTGTCCTCTACCTCCTTTGGATCAGGAGTTCTAGTAGTGTTTTGTTCTAATTTATTTTTTTGATTTTCATTAACTGACATAATTTCCTCTACTTAACATCGTAATGATATCCGGCAATTGAATATTCATCATTATTGCCTGGATAATCTGCTGGAGTTTCTCCTTTATATTCTGGGATTAGTTTAGTGACATCTTTTCTCTCACCAAATATATGATAATAACAATTAATTGGAATACCACTATTAGTTTGTAAATAAACTTTATCTTTGTCAATTCTCTTAACAAAGATATCTTGTGGTGCACCAATTGGAGTGATAGTAACACTAATAGATTGAATATCTACAAGATCTTTCCAATATTCTGGGAGGGTAATTTCCTTTTTATTCTTCAATTTCCCACGAATATAGACATCATTTTGTGGACCTTCTGGACAACTATGTCTCAACCTATAATCTTTTTTTGATGGGTGAGAAATGTCAAATGTCTTACAGGTAGATAATCTTCTTCCATTAATAATAGAGACAACATCTAGTCCAACGATTACTCCTCTTGCGGTAATCTTGTTACCAACATCATAATTTCCCAATACACCTGCGTTACCTAACACCATTTGAGAATATGGATTATACAATCCTCCCGGTGTATATGTGAATGGTGCATCTAAATTTACATTAGGACCAACCATACTTGCTGCGTATGGCCACGAACTTGGAAAAAGTCCAGTAACCGTAGGTCCTTCAAAGTATGCAGAACCTCTAGCTTCAGTTGGCCCTACACCTAAGTTGGTTTGAGGAATAAGACTTGTTCCTGTAAAAAGTCTTTTCCCTACATATACGTCTGATAGTTTAGTCATAAATTACAATCCTACTCCTCCTGCTGCTGCTCCTATTGCTGATGCACCATCTCCATCTACTGCTCCTGCTGCTCCTATTGCTGATGCACCATCTCCATCTACTGCTGCTGATCCTATTGCTGATGCACCATTTTTAATTTCATTTGTGGAACCACCTTTTGATCCTTTGACTTTAGTTGCTCCATCAGCAATATCAACGAATCCACCATAAATGTCTAACAGAGCATTTCCAATTATATCCACAGTTTTTTCTGAGAAAATTCTTGCAGAAACTTTTGCATCAAGTTCAATATGTTGACTTATGGCTATAATCTTTTCATTTCCCTCTAAAGTGAGAACTCCTCTTTCATTATTTGATCCACTAGCCTTGATATGTACATCAATGGCTTCCATTCTAATTCTACCATTTGGAGCTCTAATGACAACATCACCACTCTCCGCATCTAAGAATATTGCCGGAACACCTGGTTTATCTTCATTTCCCAATCCAGTAGCTGCTAGTCCAATAGACTCAGCTCCCTCTTCAAGGGTATATCCATCTATAAGAGGATTAAGACCAGCTCTTACCTGAAAAGAACCAGGAGACATACACATCGTAGAATCTTTACGATGTTCTGGTCCTGTTACATCAAGAGAAATGTAATGATTGTCATTATGCCCATTTCTTAACATAACTGATGATAAATTATTATCATCGTGTAGATGGCCAAATTGTATTTCACCATCTTTAGTTCCATACCTTATTTGATGATAATTCTTTTGCATTAAACCTTACCTACACAATCTATTACAGAAATAAGTTTTCCTTGAAGTCTTTCAACTTCAGATGGTTCTTTGAGTTGATCTTGACCTATTCTATCTATACAGAATTTTGGAATGAGAACTGCATTAAATCCAGTCTCAGAACGAATATAAATTCTGGGTCTTTCAGTAAATCCTTCTCCAGGTTCTGTAACCTTTACGGATAATACTTGACCAGATTCACCAAGAACAGGAACAGCTTTTGCTCCATGATTTGGTTCTATCACAATCTCGTCACCTTCATTATAATATATTCCGGATTGTTTGACAAATACTCTACAAAGATAAAGAACTACAGGATATGAACCATTTGAACTAATTGGATATGGACTTTCACCTTTCTCATAAGTAACGGAAGGTGTTGTAATTCTTCCTGATTTCTTCATGAGATATGGTGCACCTCCTCTAATCTCCTCACCACCAGAATCTTCAGAATCTTCAAGTGGTTCAGTTACTTCCAAAGTTCTTGGTGGGAGAGTGATTATATCATTCTGAATGAGATCTACAATTCTTCCAGGAGGAATAACTTCTAGAGTTTTATCCACTCTCTCTAAAATAGTATCTTCAGGGTTTGACCAAGTTCTACCATCTCCACCAAAACTACCATCAGGTTGTGTAAGATAATCTGTTCCTGATTCTTCTATCAAGATACCTATAACTCCTCTCGTTTCACCCTGATCGGTAATTACATTCCCATCATAATCAAGAACCGTAATAGGAAGACCTTCACTATCTACAATCAAAAATCCATTTTCATCCACCCAATAATTTTTCTCTGGGTCTTTTGTGACTTTGACTGGTCCTAAAATTGGTGTTAATGCTCCACCCCTTCCTTTACCACAGTCATCTTTTGCATATCCAAGTGTAAATGGAGTATAATTTACACCAGTACTAATCACATCATAAGATATAATTTCTCCCGAAGGTGAAATAATCAAATTTCCAGAAGCACCTTCACCTTCACTATCAACAAATACAGCAATCGGAGGACCACATGCACGTGCACCTGTTGGATTTAAACCAGGTGAGACAGTTGGAATAACTGTAGCTGGTGGTGTTTTTGTTTGTACTGTTTTAATTTCCATATCTATCTCAATTAGTATTAGTTTCAGCAGCACCAGCACCAATTGCAAATGCAGCCGAAGGATTTACGGTAGTAGTTGTTCCGTCAGGAGTAACTGCAGATGCAGTTGCTAAATTTGAAGTTGTTTGTGCTGGAGTTCCCTCCGCAAATGCTCTGGAGAGTATAGAAGGTCCAGTAGAATTTATAAGATTGACAGCATTGTTTGGTGCGTTATTGATAATACTGTTTGCCTGATTTTTAGCAATTTCAACAGAAGTGTTGAAAGAGGACTCAAAATCAACATTAAATTCAAAATTTTCAATAGTAGTTTGTACACCATCTACAGTATCATTAAAAGTTTCGGCTATTGAGTTTGCTTGATTGATAATAGAATCAAGGTTAAATTTTGATGATTGATTACCACCTAACCAAGGACTCCATTGGTCAATAGTTGCACATTTGGGCCTTTCTTCACATAATAAAAACTTTAGAACACCAGTAATGGTTCCAAGTACACCTCCAGATAAATTTGCAACTTGACCAACGAGAGAATTAAAAGGTCCTAAAGCTGATTGAATAACACCTTTTAAGACACCACCTATTTGTCCAAGTATTTGACCTAAAAATCCTCCAACAAAAGAAGTTCCAATATTCACTGCCTTTGAAATAGAGCTTGCAATAAATTTAGAAACCATATCAAATAAAGATGCAATCAATTTCTTAAAAGCACAAGCGATTAAATCATTGACAGTTTCAACAGTAAATTTAAGTCCTGGTCGTTGATCGGGAAATAGAAAATAATAAAAATTCTTTAAATTTTCATTTACTTTGTTTAAGACATATTTTTCTATTTGTCCAAATACCCATTTCAAAGCACCAGATATTCTTCTAGAAGCTTCGTTAATATAAAAGTTAATCTTTGCCTCTGCTTGTCCCTGAAGTCCTGTCAAAATGTATCTGTAATCAGAGACACTTTTCTGAACATTTTCAATTAACTGAATTATTCTTTGAATTTCTTTTTGAATTTTACCTAAAGGAAGTTTCTCACATTCTTCTGTTTTTGGTAATGTAGTTGATTGTTCACCAATTCTACGAGCAGCATCATCAGCCAGAGAACTGATGGTTGTAGTGGAATTTACAGATTCATGTGAGATGGAATTAATAATACCACTCTGATTTTGAGCACTATGTTCGTTTTGAGCAACAAGACCTTCATCGGGGGTTTTTTTCACACCACTGGTCGATCTAGTTTCATCTACCAAATAACCACTAAATGGAATAAAACGACAAGGTGGAATATTTTTCATTACCGCTTGGTAATCATTATTCCCCAAACAACCCATTATAATAGGTTGTTGAGCATCTTCACCATCTAGGAAAAATCCAAATACAAAATCACCTTGTGCTAAGTTAGCTGATTGAGAAGAATCTCTATTACCACTTCCAGCAGTAGGTGGGTACATCACATGGGCCCATGGAAGAACTTCATCAGGAAGTCCATCACCTGGACATGCAGTATGATGTCCCATAATACGGACACGATATCTCTCACCAAATCCTCTTTGAGCCGCATTACTTGGACTAGGAATTCCTGGTAAATTATTTTTCCAAGTTTCTTCTGGAGCAATCTGCCCTATCCACCAATAGAAACCATCTCTACCGACAAAGTGTCTTTTAAATAGTCCTTGTTCTATCATGAAATTCTACGGTTAAGTCCAGTTTTTTTATCAAATGAATCTCTGACTAAAGTAAGAGATGTGAAAGTGTCTCTTGGTGTACATCTATGACACACACTGCATATCATATATATACCTCTTGTCTCTTCCTCTTCTGTGGTTTGAGACAGTTTTGGGAAATCACATTCAACTAATTGTCCAGCTCTTAAACTAAAATCACCAGGAATTGTAATATCAATCTTAACCGTAAACAGTTCATTATATCTCATAACTCCCTGAACCATCCTATTAGCAGCATCATAGTTTGGTTTATATGGATCTTGTTTCCAATAATCAAGTTGTTCATCACCAACTTTATCTGGATGAGTTCCAACATCTAACACATGAGACATTAATCTAGATGGTGATTCTCTAAGTTTTTCATCAACAATCAAACCAACAAACTTAGGACCAGCTGGATTAATACCACTCTCTTGCCAATCAACATTGTATTCTCTTACAATATAGTTCATTGCCCAAAAATCAAAGAAAATTGATCTATTATGATACATTCCAAGTGATAAGTTATTATGAATATCAACATCACTATCAACTGTCACTTGCATAATATTGTCATCATATCCTTCTGGAATTTTTTCAACATCATGATAGATGTATTTTTTCACCGGAGTTTGGTCAAATAATAAATCAATTGACTTAAAACAAAATTCATCATGAGTTTGATAAAACAAATATCCAGCTGTTTTATTTCCTTCTCCTTCTGGTGGTGCAGAATTTGTTCCCTCACCATCACCACCACCAGTATTGGTTAAAGGAGGAACAGATTTCTGTGCTAACCAAGTACAAGTGTAAAATGGTTTTCTATCATTACCTATAAAATTATAATCAGCATTATGACCAGTTCCTATTGTCTCATCAATATTGAGAGGCATTGATGTTTCCAGAACATTCCTCAAAATATCTTCAACATGAAGATTAATTTTACCTTCATATCGTCTTACCACTCTTGTAAGGTGATTAGAAACCGCATCTTTCGAAAAAAAGTCAAGTTGAAAAAGTTCTTTTTGACTATCAACAGAATTATCTCTCACTCTGTTGATATAAATTTCACCAGGATTGAAGTTAAGAACATTTCCTTGTGCGTCTTCTACTTCGATTAAACATCTTTCACCACCTCTCATTGGAAGGGCATCAATGACACCAGCTTCCGATATCATCTCATTAAGTTCCCTACTACTACCTTTAAATCCAGTATCCATTATAACTGCATTTGCTGTGTAGTTATTTGAAAGAATACTTTCATAATAACTGAATTCAGCAACTCCAGAACTTACATCTACAGATCCTTCACCAACGTTTGAAAAAATTTCAAACCTTTTGATATCACCTGGATTAGCCGCTGTTACTGGTCTACCGTTTGTCATTATCCTTGTTTATATAAGAAACCTAAGAGTTGTACTCTCCACCAATTATTTACCATAGTTTCTGGAGACCCTCCTGGAGTGATTAAAGGAACTTGTTCACCACCACCGCCAATAATAACTGGTGAACCTCCACCACCAACAGGAATTGGGACAACTACATTTTCTTCTCCACCATTTTCATATTCTGCATATTGTTCCAGAACTTCAGTATTTTGTGATGTTCCTCTTGGTGTTACTTGTGCTGGTGGTACTACTTGTGCTGGTAGTTGTGCTGGTGGTCTTACTTGTGCTGGTGGTTGTGTTGGTGGTACTACTTGTGATGTTCCTCCAGGTGTCTGACCAGTTGGTGGGGAACTACTCAAGATCAAGTGACCAACATATGGTGAAGGATTTCCCATTCCACCATAATTGGTACCATCTTTCTTATTATCAACCTCAAAGTGAAGGTGAGGTCCAGAAGAACTACCTCTACCTACATCACCTTTTGCTCCACCAGTTTGACCAAGAGGAACACCAGCAGGTATCCTTTGTCCTTTTCTTACAAGTATTTTATTTAAGTGTGCAAGTCTAAATTGTAATCCAAGAGATGGTGCCCATGCATCAACAACATTTCCGTAACCGTTTCCTGGTCCTCTTCCATGCAATCCTGCAAACACAATTTCAACATCAACATCCAATGCAACATATGTTCCCACTGGTGTTCCGATGTCAATACCCTTGTGGTCTGGTCTGCGCGGAGATCTATATGGAGATGTTACTGGGAAACCACTGATCAAATCATCATAATTTGTTCCAGTCGTAGATCCTTTCTTTTTTATAATGCCAGGTAAATTTTGACCTGTACTTCCAAGTTGTGGTTGTTGAGGAACTGGGGGTGTTAATGGTGTTTGTTGAGGAACTGGGGGTGTTGATGGTTGTGCTTGTTGTGGTGTAAGTTGTGATTGGATTTGTTGTGCTTGTGTACTACCAGCACGTGCAAATATATTCAAAAGATTTGTTGGTCCTTGAGTAGGATTAGGCGAAGATGTTGAAGATGGTGTTAATAGTGTTTGTTGAGTTGTGGAGGATTGTGAACCAAAAGCCTTTCTCAACGCCTTAGTGAATTCAGTGCCCGAAGTTCCAAATCCATCACGGGTTGGATCCTTCGTCATGTTACTGTCTAACCAGTTTGCTGCATTAGCCCAACCTTGATTGTGAGCAAATCCTAGATACGTAAGTCTTTCAATTCCACCTGATTTTTTATATCGTGTTGATCCTCTTGGTCCTGAAAGATATCCATCATTTGCTGCAGTATAAGCCAGAAACATATCCTCTTGGAGTTGAGCATCATTTCTAAATTGTTCTCTTGAAGGGACGGGAATTCCTAAAATTCTTGCAGCATCTTTCTTTGAATCTTCACCCATTTGATAACGACCATCATGACGTTGATCAGTCCCCCCAATCACCCTATAAGATTCTTTCAAACTAAATCCACTAGTCTCAATTGAAGCAAGTGTATCCTTATAAGTTTTCCACTGTGATGCAGTAATACGTAATTTACTGTATAGATTACTTGCTTTGGATGAAGGCATCAATGTTGAATTATAACCTTGAGGGGATCTCCCAGAAGATGTTGGTCCTGATGGTGTTTCGGAAGGATATAATTTCTTATAACTCTCAGGAGATTGCCACCCATAATTATCACCTGCCCAAATTACAGGTTTTCCACCTAAAATAGCCTTAGTTCCTACTTTACGTTTTACATTTTCATTCTTTTTGTTATTTTTCTTATCATCCTTTTTGTCAACTTCACCTGGTTTCATAGGATCATCACTGAAAAATGCTTTTGGAATGTTCATCACGGCACTGAATATAATTTTTATCAAATTGGGTTCAAGAAATTCCATATCGTTTATACCAAAAGGATTGAATGGAATATAAAAACTAGTTTTTGGAAGACTTTCATATAATCTTCCAAATCCTTTTTTAGCCCAATCTTTTATCATTCTAGCATACTTAGCACCTTCAGTTAAGGCATTAGTCATATCCTCCTTTATTTTTTTACCAACTTCTCCAACTCCACCACCTTTAAACGCAATATAAAGAAGTTCACCTAGATATTTTCCAATATATTCACCAACAATTCCACCAAGAATTGCTCCAAATCCAACAGTGGCACCACCAACTAAAGCAGCACCAAGAGCACCACCAGCAAAAGATCCAATCGATGTGAAAAAAGTTTTAGTAAGATTTCTGTCTGGTTCACCATCACCATCAGCATCTTCAAAGTATGTTTCAAGTGCAACGAGTAATGGTCCAATGAGAGGTGCTCTACTCAGAGCTCTTTTACCAAATTTTAGTGCAGGACTAACAGTTCTCGATACTCCTCTTAAAGTTTCTCTTCCACCTCTTCCAATGACCCTTGTTGCAAGACGACCAGGAACATTTTTAAGACCTCTAGATGTTAAAGAACTTCCTTTAATACCTCCAGCAAGATTTCCTGCTTTTGGAACAGTTGGTTGAGCAGTTTGTGAGAGGGCCTGACGTGCCTTACGTGCTTGTTCTAATTGAAATCCACCAGCACGAGCTTGTCCAGGAGCACGATATCTATCAGGAGATCTATAACCAGATTTACTATCTCCTAAAGTACGTCCAAGATCACCAACTCTACTTACTCCAGGTTTTGAAAGAGTTCTTGAAATTTGAGAATCTAATTTTCTTAATTTCTCTAATTCCTTCAAACGTTTTCTGGCATTTTTTACATCATCCGTTCTTGTATCAATTCCGCTAAGTCTTGCTGCAGCTGATGCAAGTTTTTTAGCCTTATCGACAATTCCTTTAAAAAAAGTAAATATTTTTCCATTACCACCGAGTAATCCTTTAAAACCTTTTACTAAAGAACCACCAATTCCTTTTACAGCTTTTGTTGCAACACCAACAACAGATTTAAATAAATTTGGAATTGCTTTAAATCCCCTACCAATGGCATTTACTAAAGAACCAAGAGCAGCTTTAGCTAATTTAAAACCATAAAATAAATTTCGAACATTTCCAAGTCCTTCAGATAATGATTTAAATAATCCTTTTGGTTTTCCATTTTCATCAACATTACCTTTTAAGAAAGATATTAATCTTAAAAGACCAGCTCCAAGAAAGAAATTTAAGAGAGCATCAAAAATATTAAATTGTTTTGCCTTTGATACAGCTCCACCAACAATCCCACTACCGGGTTTTTCTGTTTCTTGTTCTTCTTCTCTTTTTCTTTTCTTTTCCTTTTCTAATTTTTTTCTTCTCTTCTCTTCCGTTTTCTTCTTTTGATTATATTGTGATAATACAAGTGAATTAAGTGTCGAAGTCAGATTTACAATGTTATTGAGTTGTTTCTCAATAACATCAGTTCTTGATTCAGTTTTTGATACTTTTGATTTTGTTGGAGTATCTACAATATCTGGTTTTTCATCTATCTTTTTGATAGGAACCAGAGCAGATGATATTGGTCTTACTTCAGTTTTTGAGGCACCCTCTTTCACAATGGCACTAGATTTCTTCTTAGATTTTCCTCTTATAAAATCTTTTGCTTTACTCTTTACAGCACCTTTTACAGCGTTTTTAGCCGTTGACTTTACAATACTGGAAGTAGCTACTCGGAGAAGAAGTGGTAACACCATGATTAATTACCTACTATGTTGTATATTGCTTTAACGACGATAAGTTCAGGATTGTTTACATCTGTAGAACTAAATGATGGTGCTTGTTTTTGATTAGCCCCAGAACCACTAAGAATTGGACTTTTTTGTGAACCTCCACCAGCAGAAGGAATAGGAAGTGGAATTACTCTACTTCTACTACTAGGTGGTGTAATAGTCCTACTTGGAGGTTGTGGTGGTCTTACTTGTGCTGGTGGTTGTGCTGGTGGTTGTGCTGGTGGTTGTGCTGGTGGTCTTACTTGTGCTGGTGGTCTTACTTGTGCTGGTGGTTGTGCTGGTGGTTGTGCTGGTGGTTGAGGTGTTGTTAACATCCTCTCTGTCAGTTCTTCAGGTGTTAGGAAACCATCTGGTGTCCACATACCAGCACCAGGTTTAGCATTAGGAGTAGTAGATTTAGGTGATGTAGATGGTAGTGTTGGATTAACTTTTTTAAATCCTTTTTCCCACTCAAATTTAGTGACTTGTTCACCATTTTTATTAAAGTATTTCACCATAGGCGTCTGGAAAATACTCCTACCGGCCACAATACTACCCACACCTGGGACACTAATTTTATCCCCACTACCAGGTTTCAACTTTTTAAATTCGTCATGGGCTTCTTTAGAGGTGGTTATCACACTTCCTCCACTCTTATCATTAAGATTATCACCTACACTTTTATTATTAGGATCAGCTCCTACACCTTTTGCGATAGCATCAGCAATATCTTTAGCAAAGTTAGTGAACTCTGGTGTGGATGTAAAATCATTTCCGTATTTCTTTCTCCAATACTCCATGATACCTAACTCAATAAGAGTTGCGGGTGTTTTGCCAGACAGATTGACAGTAAGATTACCTTGACTATTTTCTTCAAAGTCACCAAGATCAGGATTTTTTGACTGGAAGGATTTCAATACATCGGCAATAGATTCAGCCAAAGCAGCATCACCACTATCACCCTCACCAGTGATAGTCATGAACCCTGTTCCAACTTGCTTACCATACGTGGGATTGTTGGGGTTATAGTCAATACCAGCATCGAAGTGGATAGGTATGATGTTGACACCCTTCGATGCCATATTTCTGATATATCTGTCATAAGTTTGATAGTCACCTGCCATCTCTGGTGTATAAATTTTTGTTCTTACTCCAAGCTCTTCTAGTCTCTGTTTAATAATACGAACAGCAGGGTCCTGACCTTTCCTCTCCTCACCCATCGCACCAGTCTGGTTAGACGCTACAAAGGTATTACCGTTAGGTGTGTCAGGAATGGTTCTAGCCTTTTTAGTGTGGTCTAGTGGAATGAGGACATCAAATGGAGCACCAGCAACTATACCACCATCCTTATATCCAGGAATACCGACATTTCCCATACGAGGTATATTAGTGCCTCCAGCTTCTTTATTCATAGAAAGAAGAGTATCAGCACCATAGGCATCAACTGCCTTCTTACTCATTACAATTTCACCAGGTTGTGCTGCAATGAGTTGAGTGTCGGGACCCATTCCAGTAATGGTGATTCCAGAATCTTTATTTACATCTCCACCACCTTGATAAGAAATATTTTGAATATTAATCACTTCACCACCACCAGCCAATTGTTGAGCTGGTTGGCTACTAGATGATTGTGGTTGAGCTGGTTGGCTACTAGGTTGTTGAGGATTTTTAGCATCAGGTCCAGTTTCTGGATTTGGGTCTGGTATTCTTGGAAGAATTTTATCCGGAACTTTTACAGGATCAATGGGAGTAAAAATATTGTCATCAGGTTGTTGACCAAAAAGACTCCTAACAGAATTCAAAGTATCTTCAATTTTTTGTCCTATATTATTGATTTGTGATATTACAAAATTAACAGCATCATAAAAGGGAGATATTATTTTTTTAATCTGATCCTCTATACCTTTTATAATTCCATTTGTCCAATCAACTATTCTATCAAGATATCCCATTGGATCCTTGAGAATATCAATCAATCGTAAGAGACCAGAACCAATAAGAAAAGAACTAAGAATTTCTATAATTCTTTCAATGAATCCTTTTACAGGTTTTGCAATTTTGTCAAGAGTTTTTGCAAACTTATTTTCTTTTGGTGTTTCCGATTTTTCTTCTCTTACTCTCTTTTTAGTTTTTTCAGCAGCAATTCTTTCTTTTTTCTCTTGTTTGGATTCAAGTTCAACTTGTTTTTCTATAGTGGAAATGATTCCTTCTAAATTCTTTTCTACTTTTGATAAGGCAGGGACGAGAGATCTTTCTACAAATGTCTTTAAATCTTCAATTGAATCTGTCTGTTTTTTATCTTCTTCTTTCTGATCTTCCTTTTCCTCTTCTTCCCTTTTTAAGTTAACACCAGGAAGAAGAGGAGTTACTTGAGCCTTTTGTGGTTTTGTTTCTGATTTTTGTGGTTCTTCAGTAAAAGATTCTACAGATATTTTCTTCTTTCTAATCTTAAATCTACCAGTTTCTGACTTAACTCTTTTATATTCATTTGTGAGAAGTTCTACTTCTTCTGTTGGCATTTGACTATCAGTCATTCTACCAGCAATCATCTTCTCTTTGAGAAGAGTTTTATAAGTTCCGTAGTCAATACCTACTACATCATCTAAACCAAGAATATTTAAAATTCTCTCATCTACTTCTTCATCAACTAGTTCTTCATCTCTTGTTGGTTCATATGTAACAAGAGCACTTGATTTATCTTCTGGTTTATCTTCTACTTTTTCTTTGACTTCTTGTATACTTTTGAGAAGATCATCAAGACCTTCTGGAATGGTTTCTTCCTCATTATTTTCATTTCCCTTAACTTCATTCAAAAGGTCATCAAGACCTTCTGGAATAGTTTCTTCCGGAGATTCAGTTACAACACTTTCTTCACTCTCCGCAATAAATACATCAGCCATTTCGGAAAGATCATTAGTTCTTCCTTGTGAAATGGCATTATCAATCGAACTCTGTTCAGATTCACTTAAAGAGTTGTAATACTTTGAGAGCAAATTTATTTGCTCATCAGACAATTTACTGGCACGTTCTTTACCAAGTTTGAACTCGTAAGCTTTTCGTAAATTACGTCGTGCCATTTCGTTGTTTTTGTTTCAGTTCTTCTTCCTCAAGATGCTGTTGAAGTAATATAACATAGATGTCACGTTCCCATGGCATCATATTTTCAATCTCAGTCAATGAATATTTATGGTACTGCATCAGAGCAAAATTTAATCTGAAGTAGTTCTCAAGATCCATATGGATCAATCCTATGCGAAAAAACTAGATAATCCCTCCAGAACGACACTACTCTTCACTTTTGTTTTTGGATTCACAACATTCAAAGTATGTGAAAGTTTAGGCATCGTCTCAAAAAACTTCTCAATCTGTTTGAACTGAAGAGAATTCATCTGTTCTAAGAATTCAATAACTTCTTTCTTTGAAACATCAGAAGTAGACCAAACTTCATCTTCATTATAAATCTTATCAATACAAGTAGAAATCAATTCAAATGATTGATCAATATTATTTCTTTGGTCAAAATCAAAATTATTCTTGATAAATTGATCGAGAGAAGGATACTTCATCTCCATCATTAAATTATCATCAAGTTTAATTTGTTTGTTATGATCTTCGTGTTCTACAACTTTAATATCATTGAGAGCAATAGTTACAGAAATTTGTGTCTCACCATCATCTGGTGCAATGATATTAACCTCAACCTCTTCACCAACTGATTTACCACGAATATTCAAGAACAAATATTCAATATCAAATGTAGGAAGTGTTTCTACTTTAATTCCTCTTGTCTGAATACAATTCTTAATAACAGATTTAATTGCTGTCGTAATTTCTTTTGTATCCTCACTTTCCAATGCAAGAACCAGGAGTTTTTCTTCCTTAACTAAAAATGGTCTATACTTAATCGTACTTTTTGTAGAAGGCAATTCCAACTCATATGTTGGTGTAGCAATTTTTGGTAATGGCATGATGTCTTGATAACAAGTTCAGTTGTTTTATTTATTTCAACTTATTAGCCATTTTTTCTTTGTTTTACATAACGAATATATGACATAGAAACTGTACATCTTAGTGTGTCACTTGGTGCATATGAAACTGGAGTTGCAATCATATTCAGTGGAAATGCTCTTACAAATTCATATTCTAAGTATCTTCTACTATTGTATCCTGGTCGATCTAAATCTTTCTCAAACTTACTAACAAAAACATTACTCTGATATCCAGTTCCACCAAGAGGATAATTCATTCTATGGTGAGCGTATTGACCTCTAAATTCATCCAATGGATTAACATTAGCGATGTAATCCATCCAACCATCAAACATTTCAATGACACCATAATCTCTACCAACATAGAAGGTAAAATCAGTGGTCGAATCATATAACCTTCTATATGCCATTTTCTCACTCACACCATGATAGTCATTTTCTTGTGAGTGTGTTGAAAATGAACTTCCAGGTAAAGAAGCTGATTCACATCTCAATTCAACATCTTCACCCTGACCAAAATAACTAAATCCCCTACTGCTTAAAAAACCAATAACAGAATCAGGTGGTGTCAATCTTACTTGATAAACAGATGTCTGAGCATTATGTAATAATCTACTTTTTATCTGAGAAGCTGAAAACCTATTTGGACTTGGTCCTGGCATCTATAAATACTCTTATTGATATTACTATGTATATGAAATGCCGAAAGATAGTAAATGGCATCAAGGAAAATTTCACCCACAGAATCCAAACAAATATCTAGGAGATCCTAATAATATTGTTTATAGAAGTTCTTGGGAATTACATTTTCTTCAATGGTGTGATAGAAATGATAATGTTTTAGAGTATGCCAGTGAAGAATTCTCAATTCCCTATGTTTCACCCGTAGATAATAGAGTTCATAGATACTATCCTGATGGTTTTGTTAAGGTTAAACATTCAAATGGTGAGATAAAGAAATATATTGTTGAAATTAAACCTCTGAGACAAACTCTAGAACCAAAAAAACCTTCTAGAGTAACTAAAACTTATATCAATGAAGTGAAAACATATGCTGTAAATCAAGCTAAGTGGAAATATGCTCGAGAGTTTGCAGAAGATAACTCTTTAGAGTTCAAAGTTCTTACAGAAAACGATTTAGGTATCAAACCTTATGGACAAAGAACAAGAAGAGTATCTAAGAAACGAAACAGATAGAACAGAGAAATTAATAGACATATTATCAGGAACAACAGACCCTGATGATATGATGCTTACGATCATAGAAACTCTGACAGATACTGTTGTTGTCCCTGATGTTGGTAGATATTATACATTCATATATAAACCCATCACTCCAAGAATAGAATATGATGAACATCCACTAATCGCTTGTGTTGGTCTTTTCAGATGGGGATTTAGAGGAATAAATTATCACTGGGGAGATTATAGAAATTATAGATGGACAGAAGTCATTGGAAATCTTCATGTAGTTTATCCTATGGAATTGGAAGATTTAAGGTCAATTCCATATCAAAAGTTCAAGATAAATAACTAAACTAGACCAGTTTTATGCATATCAAATGGCAGAAGTAAAACAAATAACTACATGGAATGGTCTGAGAGTCGAAATTGGAACTGATCCAGCCACAGGAAATACAACTTGGAGAGATCCAACATCAGGTACAATATGGGCAACTTCTGCTGGATCAAATAATCCTGCAAAAAATTGGGAATTTCCAAATGAAACTGAATTTGTAAATGCTTATAATTCAAGACCAGGTGCAACAAATCAATTAACACCACTTGAATTTTCACAACAATTTCTCTTCGGAAATACTCCAGGTGCTACAGGTATTGGACTTGGTAATTCTGGAACTGCTCTCGGTAATGAAGTAAGAACTCAAATTCTTAACAGTGATGCTAATTATGATGGTATCGGTGATGCAGAAAATATAAGACAATCTCACTTTAATAGTCGTATTCCTGGAGTAACAAATCGAACCACAGGGGAAGTTATTAATAGTGGAGGAACACCAGTTGCAGATCCTAATATAGGAGGACTTTTCCAAACATTAGAAAATGGTTCTCCGTTTGATTTAAATCAAAACTTTTTCGATCAAAGTGGAGATATAGGATCTCCTTCTACTGTTCCAGATAGTACTTTTTTTGGAGATGGTTCAGAGTTTGATTTAAATCAAAACTTTTTTGATCAAGGTGGGGCTGGGGGAGCTCCTGCAAGTAGTGGTGGTGGAGGTCGTTTAAGTTATCCATTAAATGATCCTGTTGGTTTAGATTATATAAAAATTGACATTATCAAATACATACCTTCTCTTAGTGCAGGAGGTGGGCAAGGAAGGTATCGAAATTCACAAAGTCAAGGAACTATCTACTTACCAATGCAACCAGCTTTAAGTGAAACAACTTCTATTAATTGGGGTGGTGACACCTTAAATGAATTAGAAAGAACAGCCTCTGATGTTATTATGGGTGCATTGGGAGCTGCAGGACAATCACAAGGTATTAAACAGGCATATCAAACTATGATTGATACCTTTAAAAGAGCCGGACAAGATGTTTCGGGATATTTGAATGAACAAAATCTAGAAGATTTTGTAAAAGCCTATTTTGCTGGAAAAATAGTCGGTACTAATGTAACGGGAAGAAAAACTGGACAGGTCATTAATCCCAATCTTGAGTTGTTATTTAATGGCCCTCGACTTAGACAATTTAAATTCAACTTTAAACTTACTCCTAGAGAACCAGCAGAAGCTCAAGTAATTCGTGATATTATCTTAACACTTAAAAGAGCTTCAGCACCAAAGAAAACTGAAGGGAAACTTTTCTTGAAATTTCCAGATATATTTAAATTAGAATATATTTATCAAGGAAGTGGGCAACATCCATTCATGCATAAATTTAAACCATGTGCACTAACAAATCTCAGTGTCGATTACACACCTGATGGTTCTTATATGACTTATAAAGATGTTCCTTCTATGACAGCATATAATTTATCACTAAGTTTCGGTGAAATCGAACCAATTTATGAAGAAGATCAAACATCCGGTATGGGGTACTAAAAATGGCTAAACCTTTTTTCAGATATGTTCCAGATTTCGATTACGTTAGCCGTCTTCAGGGAGCTAAACGTATTGGAGATTATGTCAGAGTCAAAAATCTCTTCAAGAGACTTCAAGTAAGACCAGACATCTTTAATGATGCTTCTTATTTTACAAAATATACAATTATTGGAGATGAAAGACCAGATAATGTAGCCTTCAAGGTGTATAATGACTCTAACTTTGACTGGTTAATTATGATGTCAAACAATATTGTTAATCTTGAAACCGAATGGCCATTGACTCAACAATCTTTCTATAATTATCTCATCTCAAAATATGGAGATGAAGAAAAAATATACTCTTCTCATCATTATGAATCAAAAGAAGTGAAGAATTCACAAGGAAGAGTTGTTCTTCCAAAAGGTTTAGAAGTCCCTCAGAATTATTCTATAACCTTTTATGATCCAGGAACAAATACCGAAAGAACAGCTACTCAAATTACTGATGAAGTCACAAATTACATTTATGAAGAAAGACTTCAGAATAAAAGAAGAAATATCTATGTTCTAAAAGATCAATATATTAATCTTGTTCTTGATGATATGGACAACCTCTTACCATATGAATCAGGAAGTTCTCAATATGTCTCCAGTAAAGTTGTAAGAGGAGATAATATTAGACTTTATTAAAAAGAAAAGAGT